GTTATCGTGTGTTTCCACACCCACCTCCATACGAGCGTATTCTGGCAACCCGCAAGGGGGACTCCGAACGTTAGTGGACGAGGTGGGTGTGGGTGGAAACGTGCATGGATCGTTTCCCCGCCGGCAGCTGTTTCAGCCGGTCGATTGGAAGGTGCCGCGAGCACCTTTCCCGCCAGGACGGGAGTCTAGCTAGAAAGATATAAAGCGAGACCCCACCACCCACACCCGTTTGGGGACACCATCGAGGAGCTTGATCTCTCCTAGGTGTAACCCCGAGCCTCGCCTTGTCCTAACCCGAGAGGCGCGTACCTAAACTCGAACGGAGACCCGATCCAGTAATTCGTTGAGAACAATCAATTTGTTGAGAACGAGTACGGACCCGGTCTGAAACGCCAGACGAGTGGTGGTAGAACCCCCCCTGACCCTGCTGTGTCGGGGGGCGTTGAGGTCGTGAGTGGAGGTCAAGTGGAAGTTCTATCACCGACGCTAGACCCCCAACCTGGTCGCTTCACAATCAGCTTTCCTCCTGCAGAATCAAAACGCAGGCGATCCCAGTGGACCTGGGGACCCCCCCCTCTTGACTTCAAGAGACATGACATTCGTTCAAAAGAATATCGATCCGTCACGTACCAAAATTACGTTCGACGTAGGGTCTAACAGCAATGGCAACAGCAGCAACCCCCCGGGAGGAGTCCCGTGGAGTTTCCTCCTCGATGTTGAGGAGTGCCACATGTGCCTCAGAGCAGAGGCCACTCAACGCCGTCTGACATACCAAGATGGCTTAAGGAAGGCATTCAAGGCCGCCTTCCGGGACTGCGAGGCAAATCTCAACGCCCGTGGTCACCCCGCCCCCCCCTGGCCAGACGAGCACCTCGACTCGTACGCCGACGAGCTCTCCCACTCCGAACTTCGGTCGATAACCAAGACCCTCACCGGCTGCTGGGCTCCGAGCAACAAGGTGCGGAACAAGCGGATGCACGCACTCAACGGCAACTCATCCCGGAAGTCCGCGACCTTCAAGAAGAAGAAGAAAGGCACGCGGAAGAAGAAGAAGTCTTCGACCACCAAACGGGCCCCCCGCTCTCGCAGTGTGGCGACCGGGCGAGTCACCCGGACCCCACGAGTCTGGGGCCACGGAACCACCATGTACGGGCACAAACCAACCGTGGTGTACGGCAGGAACACCGCCACCGTGACGCACCGGGAGTATCTGTCGGATGTTAAGGGAATGGCCTCGAGCACCTTCATTCCCAAGCTCATCCGATTCAACCCCGGTCTGTTCCCCGGGATAGGGAGCATCGCCACCCAGTACACCTTCTACAGGGTTAAACGCCTCAATGTCCACTACGAGGCAGGCGTCGGCTCCGTTACTGGGCTCCTGTGCATGGGTCTAGACTATGACCCCAGGCGCGGCGCCCCCCCCAATGCGCAGAAATTCTCGGTCTACGACAGCTATTCCAGCTCGTCCATCTACACGAACTGCGACCTCCTCGCCGACACCAGCCAGATGCACAAGGTTTTCCCCTGGCTGCTCGTGCGCGATTCTCCCAGCGACGAGCCCCTGCTGCAAACGGACGCGTGCAACCTGTGGTGGACTAGCGACTACACCAGCACTTCTACCATCACCGGGCGAATCTACTTCGACGTGGTTGTCGAGCTGAGTGTGCTACGCATCCAGGACACCCTGGTGAACCCCGACTGCTTACTCTGCGTCACGCCTGACAACACGGTGGCAGTCAACGGGGACTCCCCACAGAACCTCGTCTTCGACAACGTCCTCAACCCCATGCCTGGATCCGACACGGGCCCATTCGACAACAACATCGTACTCGAGCCCGGCAGCTACACCGCCAAGGGAACGGTTAACACGGAGTACGGCATCGGGGCGGCAGGCCTCCACAACAACTACTTCCAAATCCTTCGGGATGGGGCCGCAATCGCCTCAGCCTTCAACACCCACACTTCTGACGCCACCTCACCCACCTTTGAAAGCGTCAATCTCGAATCCGAGTTCGTGGTGGAAGAAGGAACGACCGCCGCTATCGCGCTCCAGTACGCCTACGACGCAGCGGGAACCGCCGTCAAAACCATCCTCGGGGGCACTGGGGCACTGCTCACCAGTCTCATCATCAAACGCATCCGGAGTGGACCACCCGCTATCTCCCCAGTCGGGTACGGCCTCCCCGGGATGAGTGGAACGAGAGCGAGTGGCATACGCTGGGTCAAGACCCGGCGCCACCTGGAGGCAGCCCTCGAGCACGAAGCCAAGGCCCTCGACTCAGGGAAAGAGAAGGAGGTCGAATTGCGAACATCGGAGTTCATGCGCAATTACTTAGCAGCCCAGAGCCTTGTTCGCGATGCGGAGGAACCTGAGGAGAAGCTCCCTTCCGTGAGTGGGGTCCTAGGGACCGCCACACGCTTCCGACGCAAGGATGCCCCCGGAGACTGCCTTCTGAAGCTCGGACACCACTCGCTCGCGGTCGTCAAGACTCGAGATAACGTCGGGGTCCTCCTGCTCACGGCCAAGGACGGCACCACCGAGCTCCACGCACAGCCACACGAGACAGGGGTCACAACCCTCGTCACCGAACACAACGCACGGCCTCTCCTGCTCGTCTACGGAGAGCCCCAAACCTCTACCGGGCATTTAAACTAGAGCACAGACTGGCGCCCTTAACGGCGCTCAATTCTCTCCCTCATTTCCTCGCACTGCACCACACCTCCCGAACTTCCCGTAACAAAGCCACCCACGCACTCAATGGCAACATCAAGCCCCACAAACCGCAACCCAAAAAGACTAAACAGGTAGGCAAACCTGGCGTCAAGAAAGGAAGCAAATATAAGGGCAAGAAGAAACCAAAAGCCGGACTGGAAAAGAAATACTCCTTTCCTCCCCTCCCTTCCGGACCGGCCCCGATTGACGTGGAACACTTCGAGAAGAAGCACGACCCAGACCCCATCCCCACCGACCTACCCACGGCCCCTGCAAAAGACGACCTTTTCAAGTGCACTTATGTGGGCTTCGGTTCGCAGTGCCACCGTGTCTCAGGCACGGGCCATTGGCATAAGAAACCCTCCTCCGGAACCTCCTCCGGAAAGCCGTCCCCAGCTCAAGGAGCCCTACTCCGACTAGCGAGAAAGAAGGCAATCAGGTGCAAGAAACCCGCAGGATGTCCTGAACTCCATTACCACAACAGAGCCGAATTAGTTGAAATATGGAAAGTTAACCTCCCCGACCAAACGAAAAACCCCGGAAACGGAACCGTCCATATGGACGAGATCAAGGTTGAGGAGAAAGACTGGTTCAACAACCCGGACCCGGAGTACTTCGCTCACGAAGCTAAGGTGCACCCTGATGAGGCATACCCGATTGCCAACAGTGAAGTTTCTTCAGTCATCACGCTGAAGGACGTCCCTGCTTTCGAGTACAAGGGTCGCAACCCTTCGCCCACTCCTCCTCCCTATCGAGGGCCCGCGTACAGCATCGCATCCCCCCCTTCCTCCACCGATGCCGAGTGGAAAGAGCAGGCCAAACCCGCCCCAAAGGCAGCTGCTCCAGTTCCCTCGCAGTCCACAGCCCTCGTGGTCCTTCCCCCTGCAGCAAAACCCAAGAAGTCAAAGAGGGAGCTGAATTTCGACACAGAAGTGGTGGAGATAGCCTCTCTATCTGACCTGAAGAACTACACGCTGCGACAGAAAATCTCAAGTTTCGCAGCTCGCTGTGCCACCAGTGCAGGCTACGAAGGAATCTCTCGCACCATGGAGCAACGGAGAGTCACTAGAAACGTGAACGCCGTGATCCTCGGGATCAAATGCGGACACGCCACGCGAAACGTAGACACCCTCAGGGCACTTGGATACCGAAAGGTAGAGAGCGCCACAATCTATTCGTCTTGCCACGACTACCTCATGACAACCCCCACATCCCGCCCTCGGGCTTGTGATGCTGATGGAAAACCCTCCAACCTCCTCAGTACACATCTCGGGACCATACTAAAGCATGATTATCCCGTGTGGAGTGAACGGGCTGACCCTATCATCCTTGCTGACACCATCTGTTACACGTACCAGAAGATGCTCATCATAGATATCCGGGCAATATCCCAGCACTCCTCCATCAAGCTGGACTACTACCAAAGTGGATCTCCGCCGAGGCAGACAGTGCAGTATGGATTCACCCGAGAGCGCCACACCCCTCCCAAGGAGGAGTTGCTCTACGAGTTCAACGGGAAATGGCTCCTGGAAGGCAAAGGATGGAAGGACAACGCCCTGGACGTGTCGGCGCTCCCACGGTACAACGGTGGGGGATACGACACGCACTTCATGTCCATTACCAGCGATGTGGAGACGCACCTTGTGTGTCCTGAGCACGTCCGCAACATGTCCACGAGGGTCTTCGGAAAACGCAAGCCGGAACGCCCCGGTCTTCACGACCAATGCGTCGCCAACCAAAAGGCCAATATCGAGGAGTTCAAAGGTTACTCGGCGCACCTCATCGAACCCGTCCGGACTTACATCCTTGACCGACTGCCAACGGACTGGAATCGACTGCTGGATCTGGCGGTTGAGAACGCCCCACCGGAGAAACGTAAGGCTTATGCGATTAACCGGAAGGAGCTAATGGACGAGTGCAAGTTCGCCGATGTGGAGCAGTACTTGACCTCTCTTAATGAGAAGACCGCCCGCAACGAGTACAAGCAGAAAGGTGAGAAGGCCAAAGCTGGGAAAGCGTCGCGTCAAGTCGTGAACCTTGGCATCAAGGCTACACTCGTGGGTTCCGTGCTCCTGAAACTCATGAAGGAGGCTTTTGAAGAACTTATGACCCTCCCCGGCGAAAACGTTCGATTCGTTAAGCGAGTCAACAGGACCGAGATGGACCAGTGGGCACAAACCATCTCCGATGGGCCCGAGGGTTCTTTTGCTGGATTCGTCCACTCTGACGACGGCAGCTTCGTCGCTCGTGACGATCTCGGCCTCCATCGAGTTGACGTGGACATCTCGGGGTGCGACTCCAGTCATGGGGACGTCATCTTCGACATGTTCACCAACTTCTTTCCCCTTCAGTGGCGGTGGCTAGTGCGCCTTCTCGACGCGCAGATCATGCGGACTTGCAAGATCTACCTAGGGAAGAAATGCATCACCGGCCCCACCGCGACTCCGCTTGAGCGATACCTCCCCTCTGGACACATCTACACCACCGCCATAAACACCCTTGTGCTTTTCAGCATTATGCAGGGGTGCCACGCGGACAAGGCGTACTCCAAGGACGAGGTTGAACTGACTGGAATCCACTACGGTTATATCCTGAGTGTGGATGTGTGGCCCGACACCAACGGCCCCATGTTTCTCAAGCACCGCATCGTACGAACCCATCAAGGTAGCCGTGCGGTGTTGGCACTAGGAGTTTTTCTCCGCTCCCTCGGAAGGTGCCGTGGCGATCTCCCCGGATACGGGAAGCTGGATGAGCGAGCTCGCGAGTTCCTCTACAGCTTCATCAGTTCCTACGCCCACGGTATCGAAGTCCCTTTCCTCGAAGAGATGAAACAAAACTTCGCCAGAAAGAAGCGGACGTTTCGAACGTCCAAGACCCTCCGAGGGTTCAGAGCCATTGAAGAAAAAGTGAAGAAGGAGTTCAACTACAAGCATGACCTGCTCGACGACTCACAGCCCGTGAAGATCACTGACGAGGAGTTCCTCTCCTCTTACTTCCACGTGGCGACGCCCGCCCAACTTCTCGGGATGGTCCACTCCCTAAAGAAGCTCCGCATCGGTGACCGGTATCGGTCTCGAGGAACCGAAGCCGTCCTCAAGGCTGACTACGGACTTGGACCAGGCCGACACTTCGCCGCCCACGACTCGTGGCAGGAGCCCACTCGCCTCCATGGGCCAATCGTGGTGGAGTAACACTCCATCCCGACACTGTACACTAGGACACATAACTGCACACTAGTCTCACTCTCAAACCCCCCCACCTGACCCCCCTCTCTGGGTCCCCT